GCCGGTTTTACCATCGCCGATGCTGCAAGCCGTGACGAGCTGGCCGACTGGACCTCCGCCAACACCAGCCTTGCCGACAGCGCCCAGACCGTGGCGGATATCGCTATCCCGGCCTATACCAAGTCCGGCAATGCGGCAGCCGCCGCAGGGAAAGCAGCGGGCACAGCCGCAAAGGCCGCCGCATCGGTGGTCAACTCTTACTCTGACACGGTGACCGAGGTGCTGGGCAAAGTGACCCGCACCACCCAGACCGTGAACGAGGAGCTTTCCAACGGAAAGAAGCAGCAGACCCAGACCATCACCGAGACCAGCCGTCAGCTGGTGAACGGTGTGCTGAAGGATATCAAGACCGTTACCAGCATTGCTGCCGATGGCAAAAAGACCGTCAAGCAGACCATGGAGACGGTGCGGGAGATGGCCAATTCGGTCACATCGACCTTTGACACAGTGGTAAATGGCATTGCTACCAGCACCAAAACCATCAAGGAAACACTGACCGACGGCACCGAGACCACCAAAAAGGTGATCACCGAGACCTTCAATGAGGTGGTGGACGGTGCCCTTGTGGTGGTCGAGCGGGTCAAGAACATTGCCGCCGACGGCACCGAACAGGTGTCCGAGACCATCAAGAAGGCCAGTGCCGACAGTTTTTCTGGCCTTGTAAAGGGCTGGCAGGGCGAGGCCGACAAGGGCGTGCTGGGCACCTTCGGCACGTTGTACAAAGCCGTGAAGAGTCAGGACTGGCTCAGCGTCGGGCAGTGGGTCATTTCCACCCTGTACAACGGCCTTGCCCCGGAGACCAAGCTGCTGATCGACGACTTCGGCAAGAATCTGATCCAGCAGGTCAACGGTTTTCTGGGCGAGGGCATCAGCCAGCTGGCCAATGGCGCGTGGGACCTCGGCACCCAGATCTTCGACGGCCTGACCGGCGGCTTTGGAGATGTGGTCAGCCAGTTTTCCGGCCTGGGCAGCACACTGCTGGACATTTTCGGCGGTCTGCAGGGTCCGTTGAGTGCGGCAGCGCTCGCCATCAGCAAGGGCCTGCAGGGCGGTCTGATCTCTGCGTTCCCGGAGATCCTGGCTTCGCTGGGCGGCCTGATCGGTGCCATCGGCGGTGCGTTCGTGGCAATGCTGCAATCCATCGGCATGGCGCTGTTTCCTACTGGCTTTGGCACTCCGCAGGCTCTGCTGATGATCGCAGCGGGCGTAGCCCTTGCTGCCGTCATCGCGGGCATCGTTGCATCGCTCGGCGGTGCCTTCAAGAAAAAGATCACACCCGGCACGGGCAGCTCTTCCAGCAGCGCCGCAGGCAGCACCATCACCGAGGCTTCCAGCAGCCTGTGGGACTACGAGAAGAAAGCTCCGCTGCCCCAGCGCACCCAGCGGCCCAATATCGAAGTGAACCAGTACATCTACAGCAAGGCGCAGACGGCGGCGGACCTGATGCGCGAAGCACAGTATGAGCAGGAAAGGGCGGTGCTGCAGGGTGTTTGACGCTGTTTTTACCTCCAGCACCGGACAGAGCTTTGCCTTTGGCTACAAGGCCAGCGTGCTGTGGAGCTGTGACCCGCTGGGCGACCTGCCCGTGGATCTGGAAACCAGTCAGGGTTATCAGCAGGTGGGTGCTCCTGTGGAGAGCCGCAGCATTTCCGGCGTCACCCGCACCATCACCGGGCGTATCCTGCGCAATGCCGATTACTGCAAGCGTCAGCTGCGGGACGTGTTTGCGCCGGGCGTGACCGGGCGTTTCACCGTGGCCGGG